AGGAGCGCCCTTCCGAAGATGAAGCCACGGAGGGCCGCGTGCCAGGTGATCTCATTCTTCAGCAGGCCTCGCATGAGCCGTTTCAGTCGCTCGTCCCCGGCCCGCAGGACGCCCCGCATGAAGCGCTCTTTCATATTGTCCCAGTCGCGCTGGTGTTCCTGCTGTCGAGTGTTGCGAATGCGAAGAATCATCTTCGACTTGACGGCGAAGCCAATCAGTTTGTCCGCGAACGCCTGCGGATCGGAGGACGTGTGATGGGTGAAGCCTTCCTCGCCGCCCTCCATGTCCGGGCGCTCAATGCCCCTGAACGGATCAAGCCTGTACCGGGAGTAGTCCGCCTCGAACCGCTCCCTGAGTTCGCGGGTGTTGTCGTCCTCGACCTTCACCGCGTCGATTATGGCTTCCGGTGATAGAAGAGTCATTATGCCTCTTATTCAGTCCCTTTTTCAGTGGCAAGAAACTCAAAGTGCCTGAGTGGAGTTTTAACTCCCTCAATGATTATGTCTTCCTTGAATGACCGCGACACTGTGAAACTCTCGACGCCTGCTTCATCCATCGCGAATTGAAACCTCTCCCGAATTTGGGCTTCAATTTCCTTAAGGCCAAAGGCTCTTGTCACTCTCTCCGGCACGATTGCCAAAGAACCCAATACTCTATCCATTATGCACCTATACTACCACAGGAGTCTTTTTTCTACGTCTCGTCTTGACCGGGATGTGAGGCCGGAGAGTGTCTTTGACGTACCCGAATCGGTCAACAAAGCCATACGTCAGGGCTTTTATCGCATCGTTGTTCGCGTCCTTGGGGACTTTACCGACTTTATTCCCCTGACGGTCAGTGTCCCACTTGTAGGGCTGCTTTCTGTTCGTGTCCGGGTTCACTCCGAAGCCGAATTCGGAAAGAATGCCGACACAGGAAGGATCAATCAGCAATTTCGGCTTCAACGTCTCTTCGTCCATCTTCAGCATCGACTTGACTCGCTCAATTCCAGCCGGGATTGGGACTTTATTCGTGAAAGCGACCAATCCAGTCTTCTCCAGCCAGACCTGCGCCATTGGCTCCATCCCCTGATGCTGAGTCACGGCAATATCGGGCACCAGCCTTCTCGGCCCTCCCTTCCACCACCATCTATCAACGACAATATCGCAGATTTCCTCCGTGATCTTGCCTTTGACGTAAATTTCGTCGAAAATCCTCGCCTGCCCGTTTATAACGTTGGCCGCGAGGACTGCGTAATAACTCCCAGAGTACCCCGGATCGACCCAGAGGTACACAATCTCAGTTGGGTCGCCCTGAACTGCTTTGATATGAACGTCTGGGCGGAATGTGGGAAATACAAGCCCCTTCGGGGGCACCGGGCGCCCCTCAATTCTCTCCATGAAGAGGTCGTCTGAGGAATCCTTCCGAAACTGGACAATCTTGGGATCGTCAACTCCGCCTGGAAAGAGAACCTTGTTCGCGTATGTGGGCATCCTGTAGGAACGGCGGTTATCCTGCCCGAATTCCCACTGTTCAATCAGCGTGGGGAACCAACCGTCCGAATCCTCCATAGTTCCCGGCATCATCAGCCAGCCGTCCTTCTCAAGAAGCCGTTCCTGCGCCCTCTCAAGGACCACAAAGTCCTGCTGGCCCGCTTCGCACATAATAATCCCGTGAGGCCCGTCCTTGGACATCTTCCGAACGTCCTGAGCGCTCTTGGTCTCGATTATCAGGTGTGGTTTCTCGTCTCCGCTAATAGTGACGACAATTTGCCCAGGATCAACCCTCTTGCTTTCATCAACTTCATTATTTTTGAAGATGGCGTAAAGATCATCAACCAGATACTGGAATTCCTTCTCCGTCTCTCCGTAGGACTCGCCAATCAACCAATACCTCATCGGGTCCGACCCGCGCTGCCCCGTCCCGTCCTCCGGGTGGTCCCGCATATCCACAACGTACTTCTTCCAGAACTTCTTGACGACTATGAAGCTCTTCCCGCTGCGCCCGCCGCCCGAAATCAGGATGAATCGCTCCTTCGCCGCCATGATCGCAGCCTGATAATCACTGGCCGACTGGAACTCCAACTGAGAAAGTATCGCCTGCGCAGCCTCTTCGTCCGTGTACTGCCCCTCAGATGTGAGAGTTGTCATTTAACTCAATCTCATCTGATCTAAACCCAGACTGCCTTCTCCCGTTCGACCAAATAACCGCTATCGGAGTAGTCACGCCTCGCGGATCATTTGACAACACCGTGCCGATATCGCCAACCTGCGGACCTCCAGGATAGACCTCCCTCAAAACCCGAATTCGATCACCCTTCTTGAACTGCGCCATCCGATTGCGCCTCCTAATTCCTACAGAAACGGCCAACAAGAAGCACATACATCATATCCTGCCCCCACCACCTGTAAAAATATCGCTCCTGACGCATCCCAGCCCGTATCACAGAAGAAGCCTCGTCCCAACCAGGACCGCCTTGTGTCATCAGAACTCACCCTTACTCTTCATCCAGCGAGGGACCGGAGGAACACGCATCCAACCCTCATACGCCCGAACTTTTGACGCCTCACCTTCATACTCCACGTCTCGAATGCGCCTGTGAGCCATCTGACGAAGAACCGCTTTCTCCATCTCCGTCATCTCTGAAAGCGCTGGATCCTTTGTCACTATAAACCCCTTTTATCTGTTTCAAAATATAGGAGGGTAGCTACCATACCACTCCGATTCCGTTTAAGCCCTACCCCCCTTACCTTATATAGGCAAAAATCCGTAGCTCTCAGTCGTCAGTGGCTGGGGGCAGTTCCTTGGCTGTCCCTTCAATCACTTCCACTCTGGAGCCGGGCCTGGCTCTCAGGATACTGAGCATGTCTCTGCTGGTATCGTCTTGGACTGTGATCCTGTCGCCATATTTCTCGGGCCATGCGCCCTTGAGAGCGAATATCTCAGTAACTGGGTTCGCTTTGCCGGATTCTAGGCGCGCGAACATCAGGCGCTCCAGCTTTTCGCGGTAGTCGTGCCTGGCTAGCTCGTACCTTTTGCTGAAGCCCTGAGCATCCTCACGGTCCCAGTCGTAGACACTCTGACGCACGATGCCAGCAGCTTCAACTGCGTGCCTGACCGTGCCTAGTTCAGCGAATGCCACGAGAAATCTATCCTGCCGTTCTAACTGACGTTTTTTGATTACGTCCATTCTGCTAGGGGCATCAACCATGACGATTACTCTCCATCATTAGCTGAAGAAATCCTGTCTACTCAGAGTCACAGAGGCCAGAACAGCAACAATAACAGTCACGATTGCCTGAGTGCCAGTGAGTTCGAGTTGCGTTAGTAGAGCGTCAATCATAGCTTTTCCTCGGTTCATAGGCTGGTCCTAGAATCTAGACGCTATTCGGCATCCTAAATCCCCACCTAACACGTATTTTCACTGTCGCGCCCTCAATGGCGCGGGTCTCGTTCATCGCTGAGACCAATTATAGCCCAATCGGTTGATGCCTTACATAGCTGGGCGCAACTCCAGCGATCTAGGTCTCTGCCATCACTGGCTGACCGTGCGCGCCGTATGTCAGGGTTTACCTTCATCCCCAACATTACCACATTCCCAGACATTCCGCATTACTCCGTATCAGGCACAATCAACGCTTGACATTGACAGATGAACGTAATAGTATCCAGATATCAACGGTAGAGCAAACACCTAATCAACAGTCATGAGGTGCGGATTATGACTATATCGAGCGCAGTATTTTATGAGGGACCATCTCCAGTTAATGGGCGTGATGTCGTGGCCATTGCCACGGGATTAGGTAGCCCGTCCGAAAATCCCAAAACGGGCGAAATGGTTCAAGTGTTCATACTGGATGCGGAAGTCGCTCCAAATGATGCGCAAAAACTAGGCCTTGACGAGTCAACATGTGGCGACTGCGCCCTGAGGCCGCTGCTAGCTAAAGATCCTAAATCCTCATGCTACGTGCTAACGTTCCAATCGCCACTAGCAGTCTGGAGCGCATTCAAACGGGGCGCGTATCCGGTAATGACTCCGGCGGAAGTAGGCGCTCTCGCCAAGCGCAAGAATAGGCCTATCCGACTCGGCTCGTGGGGCGACCCAGCCATGATCCCATTCGAGGTAATCGCGGATCTGCTGGACGCATCGGAAACTGGACACACAGGATACACGCATCAATGGGCAAGGGATTGGTTTGACAATCGATACCTCAGT